TAGTGGAAACGCAGCTACTCAGTCTGATCTCACTATAAGTCGTATTAGTGTAAGTACATACGCGTCTATCCCTAACAAGTTAACACAAGGAAGACCCATACAGCTTTATATAGAGCGGTTACGCGACCATCCGAAAGTCAACGTGTGGCCGATACCAGATAGAAGCGACTACAAACTGTACTACTGGCGTATGCGCCGTATAAAAGATGCTGGTAGTGGTGTACAAACTGCGGATATGAACTTCAGGTTCTTCCCCTGTTTAGTAGCAGGACTAGCTTATTACATTGCTATGAAACTACCTGAGATGATGGATCGTGTACCTATGTTAAAAGCTGTATATGATGAGCAGTTTGAACTCGCAGCGGGGGAAGACAGAGAGAAGACTTCCGCTAGGTTTGTACCGCGCATTGGATACATGTAATGAGTAATAGGTTTGCTTCTAATAAGATAGCTATAGCAGATTGTGATATTTGTGGTTTTCAGTATAAACTACGAGAACTAAAAGATTTAGTCGTAAAAGGTACAAATACACATTTAAAAGCGTGTAAAGAATGTTGGAATGAAGACCACCCACAGTTAAAGTTAGGTGAGTTTCCAGTAGATGACCCCCAAGCAATACGTGATCCTAGGCCAGATAGGAGTTTAGGAGAATCAGGGGGCAGTAGTAGTAGAGATATTTATTGGGGTTGGAACCCTGTAGGTGGCGGTAATAGCCCCTATGATCTGACTCCTAACACCCTACAAGCCGTCGGCAGTGTAGGACAAGTAACAGTAACGACTACGTAGGAGATACATTATGGCCCTTAAAGGTAAGCAGTCTAAGATGGACAAGAACAAAGATGGCAAGATTTCTGGTGCTGACTTCAAGATGATGAATGTTGGTGGTAAAGTTAAAAAAGGCTACGCTGAAGGCGGTAAGGTTAAAATACGTGGTACTGGCGCAGCTACTAAAGGGTTGTACGCTAGAGGGCCAATGGGCTAATACATGAACTATACTGAACTAAAAGCTAATATCCAAGACATCTGCGAGAATACGTTCACGGCAGATCAACTTGCTATGTTTACAAAACAAGCAGAGCAGAAGATATATAGTTCGGTTCAGCTACCTGCACTTCGTAAAGTAGATGACGGGCCATTGGCAAATGGAACTAAACTGTTAAGCCTGCCTACTGACTTTTTATACACCTATAGTATAGCTGTCATTGCTAGCGATGGTACGTACTCGTTCTTGCTAAACAAGGATGGTAACTTCTTACGTGAGGCGTACCCTATTGATTCCGCTGCTACTAAAGGGCTTCCTAAGTTTTATTCTTACCAAGGACTAGCATCTAACGGCGTTGCAACTCAATTAGAACTAGCTCCAACTCCTGACGCTAACTACGTAATTGAGCACACCTATGGGTATTATCCTGAGTCTATAGTAACCGCAGCTACTAGTTGGTTGGGCACACACTTTGATTCTGCGTTGTTAAATGGCGCTCTAATAGAAGCTATACGCTTTATGAAGGGAGAGCAGGACATTATAGCCAACTACGAGAAAATGTACTTAATAGCGATAGGGTTGTTAAAGAATTTGGGTGATGGTAAATTAAGACAAGATACTTATCGTTCTGGTCAATTTAGACAGTCCGTAAGTTAAGGAACTATATAAATGGCTATAACTCAAACAATGTGTACTTCGTTTAAAGTTGCTCTTCTAGATGGAGAGATGGACTTTAGTAGTAACACAAACCAAACATTCAAGATCGCGTTGTTTACATCTGACGCAACTCTAGACGCAACTACGCTCGCCTACGCTGTTACTAACGAAGCATCAGGCACAGGATACACTGCGGGTGGAGAAACGCTTACTATAGCTACTAACTCTACATCTACAGATACCACTGCATATATTAACTTTTCTACGGTATCATGGAATAATTCTAGTATTACTGCTCGTGGAGCACTTATATATAGATCGTCAGGTACTGGCAATAACGCCATAGCGGTGTTAGATTTTGGTTTAAACAAGACAACCGCTAACGCAAAGTTTGAAATAACATTCCCTGCGGCAGATAAAAATACCGCTATCATACGGATAGCTTGAGGCTAAATAAATGGCAACGCAATATACTTCAGTTTTAAAACTAGCCCTACCTACACAGGGAGAACTTAGTGGTGCGTGGGGTAATGTAGTAAACGACAACATTACCTCCATGATAGAGCAGGCCATAGCCGGACTAGCGGTGATAAACACATGGTCAAGTAATTCGCATACTCTGACTTCTGCTAACGGTTCTACGTCTGAGTCTCGCTGTGCAATGTTATCTCTTGTTGCTGCTAGTGGCGCTCCTTCCGCTGCCGCGTCCGTAATCTGCCCCGCACTTGCTAAAACGTATATTGTTAAGAACTCCTCTGGGCAAGCGGCTACACTAAAAACAGCAAGTGGATCGGGCATCGCCGTACCTAACGGTAAGTCTATGTTGTTGTTCTGTGACGGAACTAACGTAGTTGAAGCAGTAGACCACGTAGTAACCATGTCCGCAGGTACACTGACTATTACTGGACTTACTACTTTTGCATCTTTAAAAGGCGCTGACTCAACAACAGTCACGGGCATCCTTGATGAAGATAATATGGCCTCTAACAGCGCCGTTAAATTAGCTACTCAACAGTCAATCAAAGCGTATGTAGACTCGCAGGTAGACACTGTTGACTCCTTAGCAGAAGTCCTAGCACAGGGTAATACTTCTGGCGGCACAGATATTGCATTATCTACCGATGATAAAGTTCAATTCCGTGATGCCGCAATACACATTAGCTCTAGTGCTGATGGTCAGCTTGATATTGTTGCAGATACAGAAATACAGATCGCTGCTACTACTGTTGATATTAATGGCGCTGTGGCACTTAACGGTGCGATTACAGGTGCTACTAACATCACATTAAGTGGTGAGCTTGATGCAGCTACAGGTGACTTCTCAGGTGCAGTAGATATAGATGGCGCTCTAGATGTAGCAGGAACTACTAACCTTGATGTTGTTGATATTGATGGTGCTGTGGATATGGCAACTACCCTTCAAGTTGATGGAGTAGCTACCTTTACTGGTAGAGATGTTCATAGTGGTGGTATTACTATCGCAAATGCTGGACAAATTGGTTCAGTTGGAGATACGGATGCAATCGCAATCGCAAGTGATGGCGTAGTAACCCTTACACAAAAATTAGTAGGTACTGAATTAGACATCTCAGGCAACATAGACGTAGACGGTACAACCAATCTTGATGTCGTTGACATTGATGGTGCGGTTGATATGGCAAGCACTCTTGCAGTCGCAGGAGTCCTAACCGGAGCTTCACTGGACATCTCAGGCGACATTGATATTGACGGTACTTCAAACCTAGACGTTGTAGACATTGATGGCGCTGTGGATATGGCCTCTACATTAGCAGTAACGGGCATAGTCACATTAACTGACGATCTTATTATCGGTGATGGCAAGACTATTGGCTCTGCTTCAGATGTAGATGCTATGACCATCGCTTCAAACGGCCAAATAACGCTTACACAGACTTTAATTGGCACAGCCTTAGATATTAGTGGCGATATAGACGTTGACGGAACTACAAACCTAGACGTTGTTGACATTGATGGTGCTGTGGACATGGCATCCACATTAACAGTTGCTGGTGTTTTAACAGGAGCATCTCTAGATATATCAGGCGCCATTGATATTGATGGCACTAGCAACCTAGATGTAGTCGATATTGATGGCGCTGTGGATATGGCCTCTACATTACAAGTAGACGGAGCTATTACAGGTTCAAGCACAATCAATGGCGTAGGTATAGCTTCTGATATTACTAACTTTAGCCAAGGTATTTTAATTAGTAATGATGCAGGTACAGGTACTTTAGATGCTGCTTCAAACAATACAGGTTTAGGCTATGAAATATTTAACGTATTAACTACTGGTGATGATAATACTGGTCTTGGTCGTAAAGCATTTTTAAATACAACAACAGGAAGCGATAATGTAGCTATCGGTTCTGGAGCTTTGGCAGATAACACGACAGGCTCTGGCAACACAGCGGTGGGCACAGGCGCTTTAGATCAAAACACGACAGCCTCTAACAACACTGCTGTAGGACTTAGTGCTTTAGGTGTAAATACCACAGGCGCTGGCAACACAGCCGTGGGCAAAAACTGTTTAGATGCCAATACCACAGCCTCTAACAATACGGCGGTGGGTGAGGATGCTTTAACAACAAATATTTTAGGAACACGAAACACAGCCGTGGGTCAAGGTGCCTTACAACTCAATACGGTTTCAGATAACGTAGCTGTCGGTTATCACGCTTTAGACACCTGCGCAAATGGAAGTAACAACACGGCAGTCGGTACTGAAGCAATGGACAATAATACTTCTGGGTCAGCTAATGTTGCTGTAGGTTATAGAACATTAGACGCT